TGAGTCTGGTTGAGCAGCATGATTTCTTCCAAGGACAATTCGTTGCGAGCAACTGCCAGCACCTGCCTGTCCGTCAGGCCGTACTTGTCTCTAAGTGGCGCCAAAATCGCACACATATTCTTCTTGGTGAAGGGGACCTGCCCAGACGTGAGCTTGCTGTAAGCCTTCTGAATTTCAACGGCTACTTCTAACTGCATAGTTTAATATCTCCTTTCAGTCGATGAGTTGATGCTGCAGCCCACGCAGCGCACTTTCGCAGGAAGCCGGGCGCTCAACGTTCAGTGTTGTCACATCCGTCCATCTTGGCCCCCTCAATCTCAAGCGCACGTTCACGAAGGTCTCCGAATCCGTACTCATCCTGCCAGCCCAGCTCCGCAGAGGCTTTTTGGCAACTCTCACATAGATAACACGTCCACGGAGTTCCATCAAAAACACAACTGCGTTCCATCATAGTCCCTCGGCAAAATTTTCGCCCACACCCAAAGCAAACATGGTCAACCCTCGTTTTTACAACTTTTCTTCCGGCAACATCCATGTGTTCATCCTCCGTCATGCACCGTTGTGTACTTCCAAATCAACGTGTTCAACTTTCGCAGCCCCTCCATGGTAATTAGACCCTGCGCATACAGATCATCCTGCAAGCGCTTAAAGGCGTCTGCCGTGTTTTTGGCGCATGGAAAGCCTTCAGCAAAGTGTTCCTTTGCAAAAACGTCCGCTTCCGGCATAGGTGCCACACATAAACGGCTGGTGTTGTTAATGTATTCACCCATTGTCAGCCCTCCTTCCTTTCCTGCGTCTCGAAGTAAAACTCAATCGGTTTTTCGGCCTCGATGACATTGCCATAAACCACGCCAATCTTGTAGATATAGTTCTCGCGCAGCTTTCGCGGAATTTCTGCGATGTAGCGTCTAAAAGTTTCAAGCGAATTTGCGCGCTTGTAGTGATTGCACATTCGGCAGGCTGGCATGAGGTTGTCAAGGTCATCTGTTCCAGCGTCCTCAATACCCCACGCCCTCAATGGGTGGAAATGGTCTACCTGCATATCCTTGTAGGCGATTTCGCGTCCACAGTACGCACAGTGGCCATTATACTTTCGGTAGACCGCTTCACGCTTTGATTTGCTAATTGCCATCCTTCATCGCCTCCTCCACCGGCATCCGTTACAGGCCCCCTCATGGGCCAGCGTGTAGTTTCCGCATTTCAGGCACAGTTCGTTCCGCAGTGCGTCAATCTCTTTTGTCTGCGCCTCGATCCGGTCGGCGGCGGCAAGTCCAATCGCGTCAACGTCGCAGGAGGACCACTCTGTTAAATTGATTTTTTCCGCCAGATCTTCCGGGACCGGCTCCGTTTTGCAAAACAAGCATTTCTTGCAGTCGCCCATTGGCCCGCCTGCTGTCGAAACGCATCTAAGCGCATTTACGAGGTTTGCATCTCTCATAATTTATCCTCACATTTCTTCATTCAGCCAGCTTGCCCACGTCACCATGCGGGTATCATCGGCATTAGATAGTTTCTCCGGGAATTTCAGGTCGAGCGAGCAGCCCTTTGCTTCCAGCGCGTCATCCACGGCTTTTTCGATCAGCTCCCCCAATCTGGCTGCGTTTTTCGTGTAAAACTCAAAGTTTGTCATTCCTCAAACCCTCCAAGAACTTCCTGCCCCGGCAAAACGCCGTCCTCCATCCACCAGTGAAATACATCCACGCCGGATTGCCACTGGCATGGCAGACTTCGCTTTCTCCGTTCTTCCAGCATCCGATCGAACGCCCGGATATACGCCGCCTTGATTCTCGGATAGCGGGCGAACTCCATGGCCCTTGCTTTTGATGCTATGGGGCAGCCTACGCAGCCGACCCGGTGGAATCCCTCGCAGTACAGCGGATTCATGGGTATTTTTTCTGCGCCGACGTAATCCCAAATATCTGCCGTTTGCCAGTCCACAATGGGGTTTACTACTCGCTTCCCCTTGAGCTGACATGTTTCAAATAATCGGCGATTCTCGTCATTATCATTTGATAGGATCAGTTTGTTTTGTGGCTTAGACGTTAATACCTCCAAGCCGCCGCGGCGTTTCCTGGCCGTGGATTCCGCCCAGCGAACGCCCGTAGCGATTAACCGGTCCTTGCCTCCCCCCTCTTTAAGGGCATCGCAACAGTACCGCATCAGGCGTGTGGGCGGCATGAGCTTCTTTTGAATCAGGTTCCACATGGTCACGCGGGAGCCGTCCGGCTGAACGTGCTTATCCACGGTGCACTTCACGCCCTTTTCCTCCAAACGGCGGAACGTATCGTACACATGGCGCACCGTCTCCGGCGCGTCCGCCGTGGTGAGAGAGTGCAGAGCCTCAAAGGGGATGCCGCTTTTTTCTGCCAGATGCAGCATCACATCACTGTCCTTGCCACCGCTGTATGTGATCACCAGCGGCTTCTCGAAAAGCCGAAGGCTCATGTCCGATGCCGTCCGCAGCCGCTCTATGGAGGTCTGCTCCAAGTCGCTCATTCCTCCACCTCCTGCATCCAGAACGCCTTTTTGCACTCAAAGCAAGGTTGTGCATTGCAGTTAATTTCTGTAAATGCAAACACATTCATCGGGCAAGCATTGAGGCACCCTTGTGCCAAAATTCGCGCGCCGGGGTAATGCTTCAATAACTCGCTCTGGCGGGTTTTGACGGGGTGCTCGGTGGCCCACTGCTCGACAAACTTCACCGCCCATGTGTTATCTCCTGCTGTCCTGTAATCGTTGTAGCGCATTTTTTCTTCGGTAGACCCCCTTTTGCTGAGACGGTCAACCTTGTCCAAAAACTCCACAGCATCCATCATTCTGCCTCCTTCTCCGGCAAAAGTCTGTCCGTCAAAACATCCGCAATGGTGTACATGATCTCGTCTCGTTCTAACTGCGGGAACTTATATTCGTTGACAATCTGCTCCACTCTTTGACGGATCAGTGGTCTGGCATTGCGGCACTCTTCCTCCAAAATGTCATAGGCTACGCTGTTCGGTCTTTCCCAAACATCAGCTTTCCGGAATACAGTAAAAGACGATAGCCCGTCGATAACGTCACGCACCTTTTGCGGGATCATTTTCTTACAAAAATCATCCTCGCCAACATAGGTATCTACCATAGCCGCAACTTCGCTGTGAGATATATTTGCAATAATGTCATATACATTGAGGCTGCGCATATCTTCTCGGATTTTCTGATACAGCGCATCCTTGCAAACTTCTTTAATTTCATCGCGATCAAGGTAATCTTCAATTTTAATATCCATTATTCTGCCTCCTCAATTTCCACGCGGATCGTATCTCCGTTCCAAAATTTGTGTTCCACGGCGCGGAACCACTTCCGGTTATCGTCCGGCAGTAGGTAGCCCTTCATCGCGTCCACAAAGGCTTTGCCCAGCGCGCCGTGATTGTCGACGTCCAGATTGTCATCCCAGAAAAATGTCACCTTGACGGGGCGTTTTACCAGACGTTTTGCAATACCTGCTTTGCGCATCGCCCAGTGGGCCAGCTCGTGCAGCTCTTCCGCGTCCTTCTTTCGCTGCGACCAATGCTTACCGGCGTAATACGCGTTCAGGCCAAACCGCTTGTTCCATGTAGCCTTGCCGCGCTTTGTTGCCGGATATGGGATCTCAAATGTAATCACAGTTGAATCACGCTTCGGCTCAAAGCCGCTTTTTTTCTCGCACTTGCACAGGTGGCATTTGTCTGAATTTCTGTTTGCGCAATGTACGCATGCAAAGGCAAACGTATAAACCCCCATCGGGTAAAGAACTGGTACGGTAGATTCAACCTTCATCGTTTTTCTTCCTTTCCGTCAACAATGATCTGCACCACGCGGACACGGCCCAGAGGCTCCAGCAGCATAGCAACTGCCTCCTTCGTGCCCTGTGTGTCCTCGCCATCGTAAATGTCAATCACAAGCCGCATCATCGTGTGTCCCTCCTGAATTTTGGGCAGTAGTGGATCACGAACGAGGATGCTACCCGTGTACCGCCCTTGCCCTTGCCGCCGGCCTTCAGCACCCGGCTTGTGGGGGTGGCGTCCCAGCCTGGGACCGGCTCCAGATGATCGGACCACTCGCAGCCGCCGCAGGCGTTGGCACACGTCCAGCAAAGCTGCTGCTGATATGCGGCTGCGGCGCTGCCCTTGGGGGCTTTCTTCTGCTTCTTCTCCCGCGGGGGATAGCGGCGGATCAGTTCGTCCAGCCGAAAATTACTTGCCATTCAAACACCTCGCATATCTGCCAGAGCGCACCAGGCGGCATACGTCATCCCCTGCTTTTTCGCTTCGGAGGGGGTAGGGATACCGGCCTCGTGCCAGCGCTCGTGCTGTTCGCCTGCCTTGGCGTAGAATTTTTCCAGATAGGCGTCGGACGGCTCCGGCATGGGGGCCTCCTTCGCCTTTGGGGTTTCCGGTTTGGGCAGGTATGGGACCAGTTCGGATGCGTCCGGCGGGAACCGGTTCTCCCGTGCCCGGAGGATCACCGCCTGTTTCGCGTCCTCATAGGCCCACGGTTCCAATACCAGCGTCCACGCCTCCAGATCTGCGGGGGTGCGGGGCTGCTGCTTGGAGCTGGGGTAAAGTGTCTCAATCAGGTTAAACAACCGCTGGGTGTCCTGCTTCTCCATGTTCTTCTCCTGTAAGACTTCCGTAGTAGTCTCTAATTAGCTTCTAATTCCTGTATTAGCCTCTAATTCTTTTCCCCCTGCCAATAGAGAGATAAATATATAAATCTTTTCTTCTTAGGGGGGTGTGGGGGGGCGTTCTTCTTTTCTCTGCGGCTGCTGTGTGCGTCGGTGATCGTGCTGCGGCTTGCTTGCATCCGCCCGTCATCACCCTTTAGATACACACGGCAACGTTGTTAAAAGGGAAGCTCCCCGTCATCCTGAATTTCTTCAAAGCCTCCGTTGCTGTTCATGGGCGGGGCGGCGGCGGTGCGGGCGTCGATGCGCTGAGCGCCCACAGAGGCCCACTCCGCGATGAAGTCGATATAAACCTTGCCCTGGTAGTCATGGGGTTCTACGCGGCCCACAGCGATGATGGGGTCACCCTTGGAGGCGCTGGCGATTGCACGGCCCATGGAACCGAAGCCCTTGACGTTCATCCAGACGGTGGTCCCGTCAGACTTGTTATAGGCCGCCACGGAGACGGAGCCGATGACGGTGCCGCTCTTGGAGGTGAAGATCTGGGCGTCCTTGGCGCAGCGGCCACAGATCAGGCCGGTTTTCTGCGGGACGCCTTCCTGGTTGCAGTCCGGTAAGCCGTTGATAAACATCAGGCTTCCTCCTTCGGTTCCAGGGCATCCAGCAGGGCGTCAAAGTCCTTGCTGAGCACCTTGCTGGCGCTGTCGTAGCCGTGGGCCTTCAAGAGAGCTTTCGCCTCCTGCTTCGTCAGGCCGTGGCGGGAACAGGCAGAATAGAAGAATTTGATCTGTGCGGCGGTGATGGGGGCCTCCGGGTCCTTGCTCTTGAGATAAACCTCGCCGTCCTCTGTGTCGCTCTCAATGTCCTGCGTGAACATATCAGAGACGCAGCCGAGGGACAGGGCAGCAGAGACAAGGGCACGTTTCTGGGCCATCTTCACGGCGCTGTTGGCACCGTCATAGGGGGACTGGGAGCCGGTGCGGCCCTCCCGGGTGTTGCCGGAGCCGTAGGCGGAGGTGATGACGTATTCCTTGCCATCATAGATCTTAATGAGGTCGCAGCGGACGAGGAAATAGAAAAAGCCGTGCTCGATATCTTCCAGCTTGCTTTCCAGCGTGTAGCGCTGGCAGAGGCCGTAAGTCACGGCCACCTTCTCCGCACCGGGCTTGTAGAGGGCGGGGTTTTTTGTCAAGGCGTCGCCGTTTTTTTTGCGGATCATGCCGAAGTCGATGCCGCGTTTCAGGGTGGCGGTTACACCGCCGGGGCCGCAAATGGTGTAATTCCCGGAGCGGGGGACGGGGGCCACCGTCAGGGCTGTGGCGTTGTATTGGTACAGGGCGAGTTCATTCATGTGCGTTTCTTCCTTTCTGTGGCGTGGTGGAGGGTAATGCAGGCGTTCAGAAGCACCAGACGTGGTTCTACGCGCTTGAGGATATACGTTCCGTCGTTCGACAGCTTCAGGGCATACAGGGCCGGTTCCGGCGGAAGCAGAAAGGTTTCCGCCTGCCGCAGCTCCGCATAGGCAGTGAGCTGGGCGGAAAGGGCGGCGTCATGGAGCTGGCCGGTCTTGATGTCCAGAATGGCGGGGGCGCCGTCGATGGTGCCGAAGCGGTCCAGTGTTCCGGCATAGCCAAGGAGGATGGATCCAATGGGGTGTTCGATCAGTTTCCATTCCGGCTTATAGTCCGCCAGAAATCGGCGGTAGGCTTTCAGGTATCCGGCGATCTCCGGGGTTTCCTCCGGTTCCTCGCCGTAGTCGATGAGGGCGCAGGCTTCGTGGACAGCGGTTCCCCGGCTGGCGGCGGCCTCCGCCAGCCATGGCCGGTCTGACTTGTAGTCATAGGCACAGAAGCGGGTGATCTCGGTCACGCTGGGAAGCCGGATGCCGCAAAGGGTGTAGGTGTGGGTTGCCTCGTCAAATGTCAGCATTGGGACCCTCCGTATACAGGACCGGGATACCGAGGGCATCGGCAAACAGATCCATGTTGTTATCCAGCTCGTTCAGCAGGTAATCTTTAAAGCAGGGCGGGCAGCACAGTTCCCCGTTGGGCAGGACGAACACGCGGTCGCAATCGTCCTCCGCATTGGGGTTCAGGGGATGCTCGCAGAAGTGGCAGATGGGATAGGTTTTTCTGGTCATAATTGGGTCTCCCTCCAGATACGGACCGCATGGGCGATGTCCGTATATTTTTTCGTGCGGTAGCCGCAGGAATCGCAGAGGACGAAAAACAGGTCCTCTTTTCGGGGGCTACCATCCGTTTACCGCCGTACATGTGGCACCGGGGGCAGGGCGGTAATTCTGCCATCCGGTCACGGCGTCTGCGCATCAGACCACGCCCAGCATGTGGGCCAGCACCATGAGCAGGAAGCCGAGGAAGCAGCCGAAGGAGATCCAGGCGGAGAAGTCGGCCCGGTCCCGGCGGCGCTCCTCCCGGGTGCGGTTAGCGCGTTTCATGGCGGTTCCCCCTCTCGATAAGGTCCACGATTTTGAAAAGCCAAGCGGCGGCGGTGGATGCGCCGATCAGCACGAAAATGAACGTTGTTGTATCCATAGTTAAGCCTCCCCGAAGTGATAGCACTGGCGCAGGTTGTTGTCGAAGGCAACCAGAAACCAGCGGTGCGGAATGTTGATGTAGGAAACGGTGCCGGTGCGGGTTGGGTGCTCCGCGTCGCCCAGGCAAAGGCGGAGACTGCACCGGGTACCCAGCTCCGGCGGCGCGGGCGGCTTTGGGTCCGGCTTGAAGCCGCAGAGGTTGAACTTGCTCATTTTCTGGCACTTCCGCAAAGCTGGCGGGCCAGCGTGGCGGCGGAGATATAGCCGTCAATGAACGTGAAGCGCCGGTGAATGGCCCGGTAGTCCTTCAGGCCGGTGAAGGCCAGAACCTCTTTGATGTTCAAGAGGTTGCGGCCATGGGAAAAGGTCAAAATCTGTTCAAGATTGTCTCGATATGCGGGATGTTCCATAGGTGCCTCCTTTTTTGGTTTTGTCGTGATTGCGATTGCAAGTTGGTGTGAATTGGTGTATGTTTGGGGGTAAGGGGGGAATATGCGGTGCAGAGGGAATTTGAAGAATACGCAAAGAAGTTAGCGGCGGATCAGGCCGCCAAGGAACGCGCTAAACAGGATGCCGAGAATGAACGCGAGCGCCGATTTCAAAAGAAGATCGCGATAGCACAGGTGCTTGTACCGCTTATAACGTTCATCCTTGGCGTCCTCGTTGAACACCTTTCCGGTATCGCTGAGATCGTTTTGAGAATTTTGCATAAATAACACCTCAAAGAGGATTGAAATGTCATCGTAAAAAGACTTGCGTGGGTGTTCCTGTTTTGGCAAAATAAGTGCATCCCATTAGAAAGGGGGCGAGGCCTATCAAAGCGGCGCTTAAAGCGTTTGCCACGGCAGGCTTTTTGCCTCCCACGCCAGAACAGAACCAAACCAGGCTTTGACCAGATGGTGGGAAAGCGGAGTCGCAGCCGCAAAGATGGTGCTTCAAGAAGAAGCGGGCCGTTACCCGCCTGAGAGATCCCACACCAGGGATTCACAGTGCATTGACGTTTCTGGGTAAAGAGCGAGGAAAATTGTTCGTGTAACGGCACGAATAATTTTTCGGTTCGGAGGTTCGATTAAATCTTACTTTCTGGGTATAAAAATATTGTCCAGGGGGACGCCGTAAAGATCGCAGAGGGAAAGCAGTTTGTCCGCTGGGGGGAATCGCTTGCCGATCTCCCAGTTATAAATCGTGCGGCTGCTGACCCCAATGGATCTTGCGGCGTCTGCCTGCTTCATTCCGCGGTTTACGCGGGCGGCGCGGAGGGTAACTTGAAAGCTCATAGCGTGAACTCCTTTCGTTCGATTTAATCTAACATTATAATACCACCGGGGAAAAGGGATGTCAAGCAAAAAGTTAGGTTAAAGCGAAAAATAGTTCTTGCAATTCGATTAAAAATGACTTACAATGAATTTAACAAAAAAGGGGGTGAATCCAATGGGGCAAGAAGAAATCTGTGCAGTTTTTGCGCGGAATCTAAATAAATTGATGGTCCGGGAGAACCTGAAGCAAAGCGATCTCGTATTAAAATTGAACGTATCGAAAGCCCAGGTATCAGACTGGTGTGCCGGGAAGAACATTCCCAGATCGAACTATCTGGCTTCGCTGGTAGACCTGTTCGGCTGTCAGCTTTCAGAGCTTATGAGCGAGAAACAGCCCGCCCCCACGAATGGGGACGAGCTGGCGGAAGATGATAAGCGGATCATTGAGCTTTTACATCAGCTGACGCCGGAGAACCGGGAGCGGATCGCTGAGATAATAAAAGCTCTTGCATCGCAATAAGGACGGCGGCTTGCTTCTCCGGCGGTAAGGTGTGGAAGGTGTTCAGGAACTCAAGGTCTGTCATGGGATGCTCCTTTCTATTTGAAACCCCGGCCCGCCGAAGAAGCGGGACCGGGGAAAGGGGAGTGGGCCTATGCAGAACAATAGACCCATTTAGCGGGAAAGTCCAATTCAAAGGGAGGATTTCTCTTGCAAAAAACTTTCAAGGAGGGGAAACGGTGAATTTTTCGGAAAAGGCGAGGGCAATGCGCATGAAAAGCCCGCTGACGCTGCGGGAGATCGGGGAACAGTGCAACGTATCTGAAAGCATGGTATCGCGCTACATTTCCGGCGCGGCGAAACCGCCGGACGATGTGGCCGAAAAGATTCTGGAAGTGCTGCGGAACAGTGAGCAAGACGACGACCGGGGCATTTACGCCGCCCATATTGACGATCTGCGGCGCTTGATCCGCCAGCAGCAGAGGGAGAAGCGGGTTTTGTTCGGGATTCTGCTGTTCTTCATGTTCCTTACGCTGCTGCTCTATCTGGACGCCGCCCACGGAGACTGGGGCGCGTTCCGGTACATTGGATAAAAAGCCGCCTGATGCAAGCACCTTTAGCGGCATGAATTGGAGGCATAAAGTTGGAATATTGGAGTGAGAAATGTCCTTACTGCGGAGCAAAAACGAGAAAATCCAGCATAGATAATGAAAAAACATTCGACACGCCATTGGTAACGTGTAGGGCATGCGGGAAAACGTACATTCACCCGGACCGTATCGAAATAGGAATGTTGTCCACCTATGGCCGGAAACGGTTTGCCAGAAAAATGATGTTTAGTATGGCCTGGAGGTCTGCGTTTTTTGGGCTGCTTGGGTTTGCTGTTGCGGAAGGCATCGCAAATCTTGGGCATGACATATCGACGGCGATTGGCGTTGCTGTTTGTCTGCTTCTATTGCTCCTTTCCACAAGGTTTATCAAAAACACAATGGAAACAGAATTGAAAGAATCCGAGAAGCGATTAGCTGTTCCTGGATACAGGGAACTATTAGAAAAGGCAGGCTACAAGCCACACTGGTAAATAAAAGCCGCCTGAGTGCGGGAACACTCAGACGGCAGATGATACCACCAATCGCAATCACGACAAAGCCAAAGGAGGATCATTCACAGTATAGCACGATCCCCCTGGCGATGCAACAGGAGGAAAGGAAAAAATGGCGAAGAAAAGTAAATATGGCGTCCGCAAGGACGGGCTGCACGAGGCGATCCGCACCATCAACGGCAAGCGGGTAGCCTTTCGGGGCAAGACAGATCGGGAAATTGACCGCAAAATCCTGGAATACAAGCTGGAGGCGGAGAAGGGCCGGAATTTCCCGGTGATCGCGGATGAATGGGAGAGGGAACACGAGAGCGAGATCTCCGAATCATCCCGGCGAGTATACAGCTACGCCGTGAAGCGCCTGAAAGAGGCGTTCCCGGGTAGGGCGTCGGAGATCGAGCCGATAGACGTGCGAAACTACATCAAGCGTTTTGAGGCCCAGGGACGCAGCGCAAACAGCGTCGGTATTGAGCTTGCCGTCTGCCGGATGATCTTTGCACATGCCGTTATTAAGGGCGATATTCGGATCAGTCCGGCGGCGGAGGTCAAGAAGAGCCGGGGCCTGCCCTGCAAAAAGCGGGAGGCGCTGACGGAAGAGCAGGAGGAGGCCGTGAAAGCGGCGGGGCTGACAAAGGCGGTCCGCTGGTGGCTGTTTGGCTATCTGCTGTTGTACACCGGATGCCGCCGGGGTGAGGCGCTGGCGCTGACGTATCGGGACATTGACCGCAAAGCCGGTGTGATCCACGTCGACAAGAAGGTCAACTACGCCACCGGCAAGCCGGTTTTGGAAAACCATCTGAAATCCGAAAACGGTCTGCGGGACATTCCCCTGCTGCCCCCTCTGGCGGCGGCGTTGCCGAAAAACCGAATCGGGCTGCTGTTTCCGGGGGATGATGGGGGTTATATGCGGCCCCATGAGATCACGCGGGAGTGGCGGCACTACTGCCGGGACGTGGGCCTGAATGAGATCCAGCAGGGCGAAAACGGCGAGACGGTGGAGACGTTCCCCATCACGCCGCACTGCTTCCGGCACAGCTTCGCGACGATCTGTTATGAGGCGGGGCTTGATCCCAGACAGGCGGCTGGCCTGCTGGGCGATACGCCGGACGTGGTGGAGGCGGTTTACACCCATCTGCGGCAGGACCGGAGACAGACCGCAGCCGAAAAGCTGACGGCGTATTTTGAAGCTGTAAAGTAAAAACACTTTCGTGTGAACTTTTCGGCGAAAAGACGGCTCCCAACTGTGAAGTTACTGTGAAGTTCGGAACGCAAAAAGGCGCAAACAAGCACAAGCATTTGCAACACAAAAATAGCGCTGGAAGCGTTGCGGGACAATGGATGCCTTGATTTTAAAGAAAAATGAGGAAATGGTGAAAATTTAAAACTTTTGTAAGACTTTTTGAGGAATGGCAAGGGATTGCGGCTATACTGTGAACGTACTGTGAAGCATGGCGAAAACGGCATAAAAAATCAGCGGCTCGGAGGTTTTCCGGGCCGCTGTTCTTTTGTGCTGGGAATTATTGCCAGGTGACAACGGTATCAACAAGGAATTTCCCGGCGGAGTCCCGCACGGTAACGCGGCCTTTAAGCTCGTTTCCGCTGATCTGTTCGGGGTCCGCGTATGCCTCGCAGATGACCTCGCCGGACTCCGTGATAAAGGCCCCTTCTCCGTATTTTGAGTCGGCCACGCGGAGACTGTCGGGCAAATCCAGCGTTGCATGCAGCCAGGTGCCGGGGAAATTCTCAAAGGGAACCGCGCGAACCTTCACCGCGTCGGGAACGTTCCGAAAGGTTGAGGGGATTTTGTAAAGATGGGCGATCATGTGTTTTCCGTCCTTTCTCCGGCGTTGGCCGGTCTGTAAGTTGATGGTAACATGGGCTGCGTTGATTGTCAACGCTCCCAGCTGCGCTTCTCGGTGTCCTGCACGGTCTCAATACCGGGGCGCTGGTGCTTCAGCTCCGCGAACCGGGCGAAAGCTGCGCGGCGCTCCTTGCCGGTGAAGTGCTCATGCAGCACGGTTTCCGTGGTGCCGTCCTCATAGGTGCGGATAATCTGCACATGGTACAGAACCGGACTATCACGCCAGCGGCGCTCACGGGTTAGCTCCAGCCGGTCACGGTATGCGGCAGTAGCAAGGGCGGCGTATCGCTCCGTCAGGGCTGCGCGGTACTCGGTCAGCTGGGCGATCAGCTCGTTACACCGGGCAATCATCCGGGCGGCGCTGTCATCGTGGGCCTTGATGCGGTCGGCGGTCAGGATGTCGGGCCGGAGCAGATAGGCAGTCAGCCGTATTTCCGCTTCCCGGCTGGGGTTGCCGTAGCGCTGGAATAGGTCAAGATAGCTCATATATGGGTCCCTTCTGCCCTCGTGACCTCCGGGGCGGGCGTGGTGGTTAGTGGGTGGGGCACTGGAACAGGACGCAAAGGCCATTCCTGCGGGCGATCTGATTGATGCGTTCGGCGGTTGATCTGCCAAGAGAAAAGACGGCGATAAAATCCGCGTGGCAGTCATCCGGGGAGAATACCGGCTTGCACTCAACGCCCAGCATTCGAAGGAATGTTACGGTGTCGGCTACTACCATGATCTCGTGGCCTGCTTCTGCGCAGCATTCGCGGTAAAGGTCAACGCCGTATTTGTCACGGATGGCGTCGAGCTGGTCCACGTCGAAAAGTTCCGTAAAAGGTTCATATCTGTGCGGGGCGGCGAGGTGGGCGGCGATGATCTCGCTTCTGCATGCCCAATATCCGGCTGTTTTCATGGTTCATGCTCCTTTCTGTTATCGCTCCAGGCCAACGGTGGCAAGAGCGCGGGTGATTACGTCAATTTCCATCTGGCCCCATCCGTCCCGGCGGAGGGTGTCGGCCAAACATCCGGTGTCGATGTCCTGCAAGGGGGCATCTTTTACGGCGATCACGTCACCATTTCCGGCAACGTATTTTCTTGCGGCGGCTTCGCTCTCTGCCGGGACGGTGACCTTGAATGCGTCCCCGTCATCCATGTAGACGGTGTAAACGTGCAGCTTCTTCATGTTCGATTCTCCTTTCAGTGGGTGGCGTGGAGGATCTGCCAGAGATCCCCCACAACGGAAATGGTCAGGCCCATTTCAGCGGCGGCACGGCGGGCGGCGTCCTCGGTGCGGTAGGCTTTGCCGTTGGTGGGGTTCGTGCCGGTCTCGGTGACGGCTTTCACGGCGTAGCGGGTGCGCTTGCCGTAGCCGCTGGTTTCGATTGCATAAATCATGGCGATACTCCTTTCTGGTGGTGGCGCGTCCCGGTCAAGCCGGGAGCGCGTCGGAATTGGTGGAACGGGCGAAGGTGGTGCTGCCGTACTTGCTGCGGATCTCTGCCATGGTCTTGGTGCCCTTGTGCCAGCGCTGGCCTTCCTCGGCGAAATGCCAGGACCAAAGCTTTTTCGTGCTGCTCCACCGGCACCCAGCAGCCTTCAGGGCTTCCTTATGTTCGCGGGTGTTGCCGCCGATCCAGAGCCAGCGGCCGCATAACTCAATCTCGAGGCCGTCCAGCTTCAGCAGGGCCGCGATGATGGCAATGAAATCGCCTGCGCTCTCGGTGGTGGCGTGGGTCCGTCCGGTGGTGTCCTCGGCGGCCTGCTCATTCTGGGACCGCTTCAGGACCTCAAACCGGGCCGAATACTCGGCGTTGATGGCCTGCATGGTGGCGGTGTCTCCGCCCATGTTGGGGTGGTTCTTCATGGCGGCGGCCTTGTAAGCCTTCTTCAGCTCGTCGAGGTTCTTGCAGTTGATGAAGTAAGTAGTCATGGTGTTATCCTTTCCGGCCTGTCGGCCTGTGGCGTTGTCGTGTTTGCTGTTGTTGCCTGAATTATAAGGCGGACTGATACGAGCTGTCAAGGGGGTTTTTGCAAATTCGTGCAGGTTTGGCAGGTTCGCACAGTATCAGGCGGACTTTTTTGTGCATGTTGTCAGGCTGACTTATACGCGCCTATGCGATATAATAGGACGCAAAAGGAGGTGTAGCCATTGGAGCACAAGGAATTGAAGACCAGCAAGGCCCAGCGTGACGCCTCCCTCAAATGGGAGCGCGAGAACAACGAGAAAGTCACGGTCAAGCTGAGGATCGGCACCGACCCCAGCAAGGCCCAGATCAGAGCGGCAGCAGCTGCGGCAGGCCAAAGCGTAAATGCTTGGATCATTGAGGCCATCCGGGACAAGCTGTAACGAGCGACAGAGCGTCGAGGGATAACACCCCCGGCGCTTTTCTCTTTGTGAGCGTGGGCGGGGCGGCGGCAGCAGCGGCAGCGGCAGCGGGGGCAGGGAGAGAGGGGGAAGGAGAGGGGGACTATAGGGGGAGAGAATAGGAGAGTGAGAGATGGGGGCGTATTCCCCCTACCCCAGAGAGATAAATATATATTTCTTACAGGGGGGTGTTATATATATACTCTACCGAGAGAGTAGCGAAAGAAGGAGAGCCAGCGAATAAAAAACGCGAGAGAACGAGAGAAAATGGGAGCAAAACAGAGCATTTGCGAGGTATTCGGAGCTATTCGCAGATAGTCCGGTGATCCGGTCAGAGGTCAGCGGCTCCAATTCGGTGGGGCAATTACCCTTTCCCGGTGAGATTTAAGGGGCTATTAAATATTTTCGTTGGAGCTGCTGGGCTTCGGCTGTTGCTGTGTCGATTCTGTGTATTTCCCTCGCCCGGTCGGGTGCAATTCCTGTTGGCTGCTCCGGCTGGGGGCTGATTCCATCAGGACGGGCCGAGGCTTCACCGGCTGGGGGTCAGGGGGCCAGAGGTAGAGACCAGAGAGCAGGGGGTTAGGGGGGTAGCGGAAAAACAGGGGGTGTCTTTCGCGCAGGGTATAGGGCTGATATGCACACATCCCCTCTCCCCCTCCAAGAACTTACAGTGCAGCTGCGGGAAGCTATGCCGGAGTTCCCTCTGGGGGGTGGCGGAAAAAGGGGGCGGGGGATTTTATGTAGAACATTACGAAAATAACTGAAACCCATTGCGTCCACTTGACGAAATATGCTTGAATGAAGTTAGCGGGATAGAACCCGCCTGCCTCCTATGTCAGACGCCAGTTTTCACCTTCAGTTCCTTTCCTGTTGCCCGGTGGGTCCGAACAGCCCACCGGAGCATGGTTTCGTAGCTCAGCTGGAAGAGCGAGCGGTTGTTAACCGCTGGGTCGCAGGTTCGATCCCTGCCGGGACCGCCAAAATACCGGGTCGCACCCGGCTGTGAAAGTCAGCCGCAGGAAACGCGATAGACCAACCTGACGCCTCGGAAATAGCAACGAGGGCAAGTCGCTCAGGAGCGCGACGCGCGAGCCACGACGCAACGGGACTTTGAGAGCCTGATAAATCGGGGCGCAGGACCCTCCGCACCTCTCGACGATGTGGCCCAGGAGGGACATTTGCAGACGTAGCTCAGTTGGGAGAGCACCGCACCAGATGGGCGGTATGCGCAGGTTCGAGTCCTGCCATCTGCACCAGAATTTTTTGTGAGAGGGGGCCGGGGCATGGCTTATCAGAAGAAAAATCCCACTGCGGAAGAGCGCAAGGCGCACATGAACAACATGAACAAGAAAGCCGCCGCGGCCCACAGGAAACAGACGATTGAGAAGATCAAGGCGTTCCTGAAGGAATCCGAGGAATACTTTGACACGCAGGACCGGCTGGAGCAGGCATACAGCGAGGCGGGCCTTGCCAATGCGATGCGATGGACGGTTCAGCGGCTTCAGGGGTATTACGACTACAACGATGGCCGGGAGGCCGAGGTAGTTGAGGCGCAGGTGGAGGCCTTTGAAGCGGGTGACGAGGAAATCACCGATCCCCGCTGCGTCATGAGCTACTACGTGCGGCTGGCATACCAGCGGATTCAGGAGCAGATCGACACCAGCCCCATCTACCAGGAAAAGGGCATGGTGACGCGAGGCATTTTCCTGAACAAGCAGAAGCGCCTGGGCGGCTATCAGGACAAGCAGGAGACCCGCCAGGACATCAGCGTGAACGTGACCTTTGGGGACGGCGTGGACGCAAGCGACTTCAAGTGAGGAGGCGGCGAGGTGAACGGCCTGATTTTGGTTTTATCCCTGATCTGCGGCGCGGCCAGCATGGGCGCTGCCGTATGCGCAGTGCTGATTCTGCGGCTTCTGCGGGAGATCAAAGCCCCCTCCCCCACAGAACCGGAAAAGCCGGAGGCGGAGGAGCCTACGGACCGGCAGAAAAGCGTGGAACAGGGTATTGATAATCTGATGAAATACGACCTGAACACCATGAAAGCCAGCCTGAAGGGGCGGGAGGTGTGATATGGCGGTTACGGTACAGCAGATTTTTGACATCGCCATCCACCTGATGGATTCCCAGAACGAATCCACCGGCTCCACGGACACGGCGGACACCAAGGAGTATAAGCTGCGGACCGTTTCCCTGCTGAACAGCGTTTTAGACCGGGCGTTCCCGTACAGCGACAACTACCGGGACGCTTTGGAGGCGGCGGGCGGCAAGCGGCCTATCTGCCCCAAGGTGACGGAGATGGCGGACGAGGTGGCGCTGGATGAGCGGATCTGCACTGGAGCGCTGCCTTACGGTCTGGCAGGTCTGCTGCTGCTGGAGGAGGACCCCAGCCGGGCCAACTTCCTGTGGCAGACGTTTCTGGAACAGCTGGAGCTGTGCCGCCAGAGCCTGCCCAGCGTGATCGGGGACGTGGAAAACCTTTACGGCGGCATTGAACACGGGGAGTTTGGAGCATGGTGGTAGATGGGACGTGGGTCTACCGCTGCCCTATCTGCGGGAAAGCACTTCAGCACATCGAACCGGACAGCGTGATCTACAACACGCCGATTTACTGCCGAAGATGCAAGGTGAGCCACTACCCCACCATTTTTGAGGGGCGGGAGCTGGATACAGACGTCCCCTTCCCCCTGAAAACCGAATAAAAACGAGAGCCCAACGAGGCCATGAGAACGGCGAAAGCCGTTTCTTGTGGTCTCGTTTTTTGTTTTGTCAGCAAAGCCAGACCAGGCTTTGAAAATACAAAGATCCGGCCAGACCAGGCCGGGGAAAGAGGCCAATATGGACGAAAACATGAACCAGATCCCCGAACAGGAGCCCGAGACCACGGACGCCTTTCTGGATGGCTGGGACGGCGAAGCAGAAGCAGCGGCAGACCAGCCGGAAGTGGACGCAGAGCCGGTGGAGACTGGCGAGGAAACGCTTGCCGAGGACCCCAGTGAGAGCGCAGAGACGCCGGAAGAGGGCACTGAGCCTCCCGCAGATGCGGAACAGGCAGCCCAGACGCAGCAGACCGAGGCGGAGACCGTGGACGCACGGCCCCAGACATGGGAGCTGCGGCACATAGGCGAGGTGCGGCAGGCCAACGAAGCGGAAATGGTGGCACTGGCCCAGAAGGGCATGGACTATGACCGCATCCGCAGCCAGTATGACGAGTTTAAGCCTGTGATGGAGATGGTCAACCGCTTTGCGAACCAGCAGGGGTTGAACACCAAGGACTACATTTCCATGCTCCGGACGCAGGCAAAGCAGGCCGAGGGCCTGAGTGAAGCGGACGCACGGCGCTCCGTGGAGCTTGAGGACCGGGAGGCCGTTGTGGCCGTCGCAGAAGCGGAGCGGCAGGCCCAGCAGGACGCCATGGCGCAGGCCCAGCGGGCCGAGGCCGAGGCGGCAAGCCGCCGACAGGCGGACATTCAGGAATTTCAACAGACATTCCCCGAGGCAGCAAAGGACCCCAACAGCATCCCGCCCCAGGTTTGGGCAGACGTGCGGAACGGCTCTTCTCTGGTAGCCGCCTACGCCCGGTACGCCGTGCAGCAGGCGCGGCAGGACGCGGCAGACGCCAAGCGGGAGACCGCCTCCGTACAGCAGAACCAGCGGAACGCGGAGCGCTCCACCGGCAGCATGAGAAGCGCCGGTGATGGGCTGAAGTCTAAGGACCCGTTCCTGGAGGGCTGGGGGGACTAAGCCTTTGCATCGCCGGGGAGACCGACGAAAGAGAGGTTTTGAACCATGGCTATCAATTACGCCGTTAAATACGCAACCAAGATCGCGGAGGCTTTCTCTAAGCCTTCTATCACCGACGACGATGCCGGTAAGGCATACACCTGGACCGGCCCCAACAGCAAGACCATTGTCGTTGGCAGCGTGGACACCGTGCCGGAGACCGAGTACACCAACACCGGCGACAACCGATTCGGCACCACCTATGACCTGGGCGACACCCAGCAGGAGATGACCTGCGAGCAGAAGCCCGCCTTCTCCTTCACCATCGACGCGGTGGATCAGACGGATCAGGCCATTGAGAAGTCCGCTTCCCGCGCCCTGCGGCGTCAGCTGGAGCAGCGGACCACCCCCAACATGGACCGCCACCGCATCAAGAAGTGGGTGATGGGCGCTAATATCCAGCGTCAGGAGGCAACCACCCCTACCAAGAGCACCATCGGTGGCCTGATTATCGATCTGAACGCCGATATGACCAACGCCCTGGTGCCCATGGAGAACCGCACCATCTACATTGCCACCAGCTATTACAAGCTGCTGAAGCAGGACCCCGCCTGGCTGGGCACCGAGAGCCTTGCCAAGGAGACCCTGACCCGCGGTGTGGTGGGCCAGTACGACGGCTGCCGGGTGAAGAACATCCCCGACCGCTATATGCCTGACGGTGTGTACTTCTTCATCAAGTGGAAGGGCAGCACCGTGGATCCCGTGAAGCTGGCGCAGTACGACATTCTGCCAAAGGTAAAGGGCTATTCCGGCCCCGTGGTGCAGGGCGTGACCTACTATGACAGCTTTGTGCTGGGGGCCAAGGGCGACGGCGTGGCTGTCTGCGGCAATGCCGCTATTTTGGCGGCACCCGTGATGTCTATCGCGTCTCACGCCGTCAGCATCACCGCCGTGTCCGGCGTGGTGTTCAAGTACACCACCGACGGCACCAACCCCCGGTACTCCAACACCGCCCAGATCTACACCGCTGCTGTGACCCTGACCAAAGGCCAGACCATGCGGGCTGTGGGCACCAAGGACGGCTGCGTGGGCATCGAGGGCACCAAGGATTACGAGTGATCTCATGGGAGGGGGCTTCGGCCCCTTCCCCCATATATGGACGGAGCGGGTGCATGAACCCGGCCCGTTTACCAGATATAAGGAGCGATTATGCCTCGATATAAACAGACAGCAGGCGGAACGGTGCAGGTGGATCTGGGGACGCTGAACCCCAAGCAGAAGAAGTTCTGCCAGTCTCGGAGCCGGTACACGGCTTACGGCGGCGCCAGAGGCGGCGGCAAGACACACGTTCTGCTGCGGAAGGCGGCAGGCGGCGCGCTCACCTACCCCGGCATTAAGATCCTGATCGTGCGCCGGGAATACCCGGAATTGGAGCAGAACATCATCTTACCCATGCAAAAGCTGATCCCGCCGGAGGTGGGTAGCTACAACGGCAGTATGCGCATGATGTTCTTCTGCAACGGCAGCATCATCAAGTTCGGTCACTACGGGGCCGGAGACGATCAGGAGTATCAGGGCCTTGAGTTTGACTGGATCTTCATGGAGGAGGCCACTCAGTTCTCGGAATCCCAGTTCCGCACACTGGGCGCGTGTTTGCGCGGCGCGACCAAGTTCCCCCGGCGGATGTACCTGACCTGCAACCCCGGCGACATCGGCCACCTGTGGGTAAAGCGGCTGTTCGTGGACCGGGAGTACCGGGAGGGGGAAAAGGCCAAGGATTACACCTTTATCCCCGCCACGGTGGACGATAACCCACAGCTTTTGGAGGCGTCCCCAGAGTACAAGCAAATGCTGGACCTGCTGCCGGAGGATGTGCGGCGGGCGTGGCGTTACGGTGACTGGAACGCCATGGCAGGCACGTTCTTCCCGGAGTTCCGCAAAGAAACCCATGTGATCGCGCCTTTTGTACGGGTGCCACGGGAGTGGAAGAAATACCGGGCGTTTGACTACGGCCTTGATATGTTCGCCTGCCTATGGGTGGCGGTGGACTTTGAGGGGCGGGCCTATGTGTACCGGGAGGTACAGCAAAGCGGCTTGATCGTCAGCGAAGCGGCAAAGCTGGCAAATGCACTGACCCCGCCAGAGGAACACATTGAGTTCACCATTGCCCCGCCGGATATGTGGAACCGGCAGAAGGACAGCGGGCGGAGCATGGCGGAGATCTTCGCGCAGAACGGGTTAGGGCTGCTGAAAGCCAGCAACAACCGCGTTCAGGGCTGGATGGCCGTCAAGGAGCTGCTGAAGCCCATGAAAAGCGACACGGACCGCCCCGGACTGCTGGTGACGGAAAACTGCGTGGGTCTGATCCGCAACCTGCCCTCCATCCAGCATGACGAGAAAAACCCATCGGACTGCGCCACGGAGCCCCACGAGATCACCCATATCTGCGACGCTGCCCGGTATTTCTGCGTTACCCGCGTACTGGGTGCCCAGAAAACCGTGGAAAAGATCGTGGACGATTTTGACGAGGGCGAGGACTACGATGACGTGATGACGGGCGGGGAAATGACCGCCGGTTATCTATCCTACGGATAAAGGAGGCCCGGACGATGGCTCAAATCACATCCAGCAACGATATCCAGGTGTTGAAGATCCGCCAGTTTTTGGGCCTGAACGAGAACCCGGACGGGGATACCAAAATCAAGAACGGCGAAATGAGCAAGATGCGGAACTTCCGTGTGACGCGGGAGAAGCACTTGCAGCTGCGCCCCGGCACCAAGACGGTCCTGAACCTGAAAACGGCATGGGACGCATGGTGCGCGGAGAGCGGCCATACGGCCCCCACAGCAAACCCGGTTTTCTCCGGCGCGTGGGAGGGCGTGGTAGACAGCAAACAGCGGACCCTTGCCGCCTTCGGCGGGCTGATCTTCTCTCTGGACCCGGCGGCGGCAACTACTAAGGTTGTGGGCCAGTGCACGCAGGCTCAGACTTCGTTCTTCGGCTTTTCCAACAAGGTTTACCTACTGAACGGCCATGAATACATGAGCTGGGACGGCAAGGACGACAGCAGCTTTACGGCGGTAGAGGGCTATATCCCTACGGTGATGAACGCCACCACGCCTGCGGGCGGTGGGTTTCTGCTGGAAAACGTGAACCGGCTGACGGGCAAGCGAAAGGTGCTGTATTCCCCCGACGGCAAGGAGACGGTTTTCCACATCCCGGAAAAGACGGTGGATGAGATCATCTCCGTAAAGATCGGGGACACGGCGCAGACCTACACCCCTGACCTGACGGCACGGACCTTCACCATTACCCCCGCCCCCGCTGCCGGAACCAACACACTGGAGCTGATCTACCGCAGCGGCAACGGAGAACGGGCACAGGTAACGGGAATGCGCTTCTCCGAGCTTTATAACGGCCAGACGGACAGCCGTGTGTTTCTCTACGGAGACGGCACCAACAAGACCATCTACTCCGGTATTGATTCCGCCACCGGCAAGCCTTCGGCGGAATACTTCCCGGATCTGTACGAGGCGGAGGTTGGCGAGGCCAACACGCCTATCACCGGCATGGTGCGCCATTACGCACGGCTGGTGGTGTTCAAGCAGGACGCCACCTACTCCATGAGCTATTCCACGCTGGTAACGGCTACGGACGTCACCACGGCGGCGTTCTATGTGACCCCTGTCAACCGGCAGTTCGGCAATAAGGCTCCGGGGCAAGTGGACATTCTGGAGAACAACCCCCTGACGCTGGACGATCAGGCGGTGTACCGGTGGCGGAGCGTATCTACCAGCGGCAACATTACCTTTGACGAGCGGAACGCGGAACGGATCAGCAACCGGGTAGAGGTGACGCTGAAAGGCTTTGACATGGCAGAGACCCGGACCTTCAACCGAAAGTCGGCGCAGGAATACTGGTGGATGTACGGAGACAAGGCGCTGATCCTGAACTACGGCGCAGACGCATGGTATCTCTACACCGGTTTGAGCTTCCGGGCCATGGTGGAGGTGGGGCTGGAAACCTACGGCTTCCGGACTGACGGCGGCGTGGTGCATCTTTCACGGCAGTACCGGAACGATGACGGCAAGGATATTAACGCCTACGCCGCCACCGGCTCCATGGACTTTGACCGGGACTGGGTGCTGAAATACAGCCCGCTTATTTTCGTGGCGATCCAGCCGGAGAGCAACGCACGGGTGCACGTGACGGTGGAGACCAACCGCCGCAGCGACTACCCGGAGAAAATCGTATCCTCCGGCCTGACCACCTTTGCCCATGCGGATTTCGCCCACTGGTCCTTCGGCACCAACCGGAAGCCGCAGGTGCGGCGGGTGAAAATGAAGGTGAAGAAGGCCACCTTCTACAAGCTGGTATTCAAGAGCAAATCGGCATCGTCTACCGCAACGGTTCTGGAGACGGACGTGCAGCTCCGCTATACCGGAAATGTGAAATAAAGGGGTGAACCCATGAGCAAACAGACGATGACCCCGGAGCGGGTCGGTAAGGAATACAACGCGGGTATCAGCTTCAACAGCGGTATTGACCTCTATGACTGCGTGGAGACCAACGAAAATTTCTTCATAGGGAAGCAGTGGGAGGGTGTGCAAAGCAACGGCCTCCCCACCCCCGTATTCAACTTTTTGAAGCGGGTGGTTTTGTTCTCCGTGGCGAATATCTCCACGGACAACTTGAAGCTGTGGGCGCGGGCCATGTCCTCCAGCGGGGAGCGGAACACGCAGACTTTGGAGCTGGTGGCCGACATTCTCAACGATCAGTTCGCGTCCATCTCTGAGCACAACAGTCTCGGCGGGCGCATCCGGGAGTACACCCGCAACGCCGCCGTGGACGGTGACGGCTGTATGTATACCTACTGGGACGATACGGCGGAGACCGGACAGGCCAGCAAGGGGGCCATCCGCACGGAAGTTTTGATGAACACGCAGGTTTTGTTCGGCAACCCCAACAACCGGGACGTGCAGAGCCAGCCTTACATCATTCTGGAACGGCGAATGCTGCTGAGTGAGGCCCGGAAGCGGGCCAAGCGGTACGGCAAGGACCCCGACGAGATCCAGCCGGACAACAAGGACTGCGGCAACAACTACATGGATTCCATGAGCGGCAGCGGGAACAAGGTGACGGTGCTGCTTCGGCTGTGGAAGGATGACGAGACCGGCACCGTCCACGCCTACGAGTGCACCCGGCAGGCGGAGATCCGGGGCGATCTGGACCTCGGCATCAAGCTGTATCCCCTGACGTGGATGAACTGGGACTATGTGCAGGACTGCTATCACGGACAGGCCATGATTACCGGCCTGCTGCCTAACCAGATCTTTGTCAATAAGCTGTTCGCCATGTCCATGATCTCCCTCATGACGCTGGCCTATCCGAAGGTGGTATACGATTCCACCAAGGTAGCCAAGTGGACAAACAAGATCGGCGGGGCCATTCCGGTAAACGGCAGCGTGGAGGGCGTGGCGAAGATTATTGACCCCGCCAGCATCTCCCCTCAGATCAGCCAGTTTATCGACATTGCCATCAGCTACACGCAGAAGTTCCTCGGCGCATCGGACGTGGCGCTGGGCGATACCCGCCCGGACAACACCTCCGCCATTATCGCCTTGCAGCGGGCGGCGGCAACGCCTATGGAGCTGACGAAGCAGAACCTCTTGCAGAGCATTGAGGATCTGGGCCGCATCTACATGGAGTTCATGGGTGAATACTACGGAGAGCGGTATGTGGAGATCTCCAACCCCTATGACAACAGCAAATTGGTAGTTCCCTTTGACTTCTCCATCCTGAAGGAGATTCCCTTCACCATCGGACTGGACGCGGGCGCGGCTTCCTACTGGAGCGAGATCGCCGCCATGCAGACCTTGGACAATCTGCTGATGCAGGGCAAGATCTCCACGGTGGAATATCTGAAGCGTCTGCCCGCCGGACAGATCACCGACAAGGAGGCGCTGATCCAAGCCCTCCAGCAGCAGGAACGTGCCATGATGGGCGGTCAGCCGGGAGCAGAGGGCGAACAGCCTGTTGCCGAAGAGGGAGCCGTCCCCATTCGGGGCGGGGCCGGATACGGCCAGTTGCAGAGGAAGATCAACGAGACCGGCGAAGTGCCGAAAACGGAGGTAGGTGCTTAAATGGAGAAACGATTGACAGCGGATCTGAACGTGGTAGCCAACTCCAATCTGGAAATCCAACTGCTGGACGGCGATCTGAACATCATTCAAAAGCTGGACGATGAGCCGAACGACGTGGGCGGTCTGACCAGTGCGGAGCTGAAAGCCAAGTTTGACGAATCCGGCAACATCATCAAGAAGTACATCAACGAGACCCTGATCCCGGCGGTTCTGACGGATGACGCCACAGAAGAAAGCCGCAAGCAGGCGGAGGCGGCGCGGGTCGCGGCAGAGCAGGGGCGCGTGACCGCCGAGGAAGGCCGGGTATCTGCGGAAACGGCACGGGCAGCGGCGGAGCAAGCCCGGTCCGAGGCCGAATCCTCCCGCGTGTCCGCCGAAAACGCGAGAGAGGCGGCGGAGACGGCCAGAGCCGACGAAACAGCCGGTATCGTAGCCCGGGCAACGGCACAGGCCAATGCGGCGGCGGGCAGCGCGTCCCAAGCCGCAGGCAGCGAGCAGAGCGCCAAGGATGCGGCTGGTACGGCAACCGGCGCGGCAAACTCCGCCAGCCAGTCGGCGGCAGCGGCATCCGGCTCCGCGTCTCAGGCCAGCGCAGCAGCGGCAGCGGCGGCGCAGAGTGCGGCAAACGGAGAGACCGCCAATAAGAGCGCCCAAAGCTGGGCGGTGGGCGGAACCGGGACCCGCCCCGGCGAGGACACGAACAACGCCAAGTATTGGGCAGAGCATGCGGAGGCAGTTGCAGGCGGTGACTTTGCTACAAAAGTGGAGGCGCAGGGCTATGTAACGGCGCATAACGAGAGCAAAAACGCACACCACGACCTCCGGGTTGCGGTAGCCGGTTCCATCCGCTACGACGCGGCCCAGAGCCTCACCGACGCGCAGAAGGTGCAGGCGAGGGGAAATATCAACGCCGCCCCCGGCGGGTTTGGGTTCGGTGGAGAACCTATAAAGACAGTAAGCGCAACAAGCAAAGACGAAACCTATGAGTCGTTTTGCGCAAGGCTCGATGAGGTTATGTCCGAAATGCCAAACAACTCTGTAAAGTTATTGCATGTGTACCCTCCACAGATATACGGGAAATCATCTTCCACATGCTCGATTGTTTTCCAGCATACAGACGGGTATTGCGGTGTTTACAATATTGGAATGCCCGACCCTACATGTTCTCAATGGCGAATGATTAAGGTTGCCGGCGTGTGGCAACCGTTTGAGTGGATCAACCCTCCCATGGAGTTGGACACTGAGTACCGTACTACGGAGCGATACTTGGGTAAGCCAGTATACACGAAGATCAAGCAGTTCGATAATTTAAGCACAAGCCAGATGTATTCGCCCGGCGGCAGTATCATCCGATTTAGCGGAGAAACCCAGTGGCCCTATGATGATAGCGGGCGATGGGTCCCGCAGATTGTTAGCCGATTACCCAAAGAAGAACTCAAGGGCGATTTTCCCAGTATTGACTTCGGTGCGAACTATAATTTTACAATCCGCATTCTGCTGACCACAAACTCAAAAAGCCTTGGAAAGAGTGCCCGCGTGCAAATGTGGTATACAAAGTAGGTGACTCTATGGAAAACACCTGCGTATGCTGTGGGGCTATCATCCCGGAGGGCTTACAGGTCTGCCCAATCTGTCAACGAACGTGGCCCGAATTTTAACCTGCACGAAACCAAGTCGGACTTTTGACTTGCACGAAAGCAAGTCGGATTTATTTAATTTAAAACGGTTGCACAGACAACCGAAAAAATGAAAGGGGTATACATCATGGAAAAGAAGTTTGCTGAGATCATCAACGAGGGCTGCAAGAGCCGCAAGACCATCTCGGCCATCAATGCCGAGCTGAAGGCGGCGGGGGCCAATTTCCACCTGAACCCGTTCGGCGCACCTGTGGATGGCTGGACCGAGGCTGAGATGGCCGAGGGCTTTGTCCATGCGGAGGATGACCGGAAGGATAACCTGTACGGAATCGCCAGCGACGGCAAACCCATCCGCTTTTCCCACAAGGCACCGGGCGGTGGGGTATACAGCACCGCCATTCCCGTGATGGATCGGGACGAAAGCCGTGCCGGTACTGTCATCACCGTGGGCCACTGGAAGCTGGGCTATGACAGCCGGGGCTACTGCTACAGCCGGATGAACCTGGGAAAATGAATGTGCGGGTTACACCGAAAGGAGGGACACTATGAACGCTTTACACATCAAAAATACGGTGTTGGCGGTGCTGGCTGTGGCTGGCTCCGCCATCGCCCAGGCACTGGGAGGCTGGGACGTGGCGCTCAAAGTTCTGATCTGCTTTATGGCGCTGGACTACGTCACCGTCTGGCTGGTGGCAGCGATCTGGCACAAGTCCGGCAAGAGCAAAACCGGGGCGCTGAGTTCCGACGCCGGGTTCAAGGGGCTGGCGAAGAAGTGCGTCATGCTGGCGCTGGTATGGATGGGGGCATTATTGGATCAGGCCACATCCAGCGACTTTGCCCGTGACGCAGTGTGTATGTTCTTTATTGCCAACGAGGGATTGTCGATTTTGGAGAATACGGCAGTAATGGGGATCCCCTACCCCGCCTTTATTAAAAATATGCTGGATGCCATTCGTCAGGCCAGCGATCAGGGGAAACAAAATACGGAGGCTCACACATGAGCACGAGAGCGGGCACCGTCCCGCTCTCCGATCTCCAATTTTTGAAGATCTATTTCAACCGGAAGCGTCTCCGCTCCACCACGGCCAACCTGAAAAAGATGCTGGCGGAGGCGGGCGGGGACGCTATCTGCAATGGCTCCATTTTCCTGCGGAACCAGACACCGGCCTGCCATTTAAAGGCAGACGGTAAGGTCTACAAGGCCCCCAATTACCGGGCGTGGGCCATCAGCTGGGACACCCCGGCGGATTTCGGCGTGAAAACCGTGCCCAACGGGGACCGGAATTATATGGAGTGCGTCCACCTCATCATCGGCGGGAAGAAGATCAGCCCCGTCACCTGCGGAGCGGATATGCGCTACCGTGCGCCACGGACGGCTATCGGCACCAAGAACGGGCGGTTCGCCTACTATGTGAGCAAGAACCGGCGGACACCGGAACAGCTTCGTGACCTGCTGGCCGCGTCCGGCTGGGACAACGCCATTATGATGGACGGCGGCGGGTCTACCTGCTTCATGGATTCGACAGGCAAAGGCTTTACCGGGGACGGACGGGTGATCCCGTTCTTCCTCGTGTGGAAAAAGAAAAGTGGGGATGCATACGAGCCGGAAGGAGAGAAACCTATGGTCGAGATCAACGCCTATTCCAAGGCGAAGGACGGCGATAAGAAGCTGTCTACAAACTTTAAAGTGAAAGAATTTGCCAGCAAGGACGGCTCCGACGCCGTACTGGTGGCGCCCCGGCTGGTGATGGTGCTCCAGAGCCTCCGCAGTCACTTTTGTGCGGCTGTGACCATCAACAGCGGGTACCGGACGCCCCAGTACAACGCCAAGGTGGGCGGCGTGACGGACAGCCAGCACTGCTACGGCACGGCGGCTGACATTGTGGTACGGGGCAAGACCCCGGCGCAGGTGGCGGCTTATGCACGGCAGCTGATGCCAGACTGGGGCGGCGTGGGCGTATACAGTCAGAAGGGCTTCACGCACATCGACGTGCGGGAGACCCGTGCCGACTGGAACGGATAAGGAGGGCCAAGTATGGCAGTTTCTGAATACGATAAGAAAAACCTATCCCAGAAGGACCAAGACCGCATTGCGGATGTAACGTCCAAAGCACAGCGGGGCGAAATGTCGTGGGCTGACGCTCACAAGGCGGCAGAAAGCATCCGTGGCAATGCCGGATATTCCGGCGGACGGTATGGAAACGAATATAACAACGACCGGGGAAACAGTTCCTCCGGCAGTGGGAGCGGCGGTTCCTCTGGCGGTAACAGCAAAGGGACATATTGGGGTGTAGAGTATGACCGCAGTAACAGCGGAAGCGGCATTTACGGCGTACCGACCAGCAACTCCGAGGTAAAGAACTACAAGCAGGGCGGTGTGACTTATCAGGTAGGGCCTGATATGAGCCGCCGTGAGGATCTGGCGGGGCGCATACTGATTTCTAACGGATATACTGTGTTCTATGACAAAGACGGCTACGCCTACAAGGCGTCCAAAGGCGTGGCAGACTACACCCCCCATCAGGACATCAACGCCGGGAACGGCAGTTACGGCAAAAGCGGCGCGTGGACAGACAATGAGATGATGTCCGCACTGGACCGCTCCAAGATTCAGGACATCCGCAACCGCCTGCAACGGGGTGAGATTACCGGCGATCAGGCCAACCAGGCGGCAAATGCCATTCGCGCCGGATACGGCTACACCATTGACAAGAACGGCTATGTGACGGACAGCGGTGCACTTTCTTCCGTGAACGATCTGCGGCGGCGGCTGGGCTTTTCAACCAGCCCGGAGAGCGCAGAACTGAACTATTACCGCTATCTCATGGGAACGGACACCTCCCCCACCGCACAGGTCAACGGCAAGGTGCAGTCCTTTGGCGATTTCATGGCGGCGAATGGCGGCGCACAGGCCGGTACACCCGGCTACGGGACCCCGGCATACAGCCAGCAGCAGCGGGTCACGGATATTAACGCAGGCAGTACCCCGGCGAGCAATTTCACGGCGCAGGCCGGAACGAGCTTTGACATTGGGGACGGCAACGACTATCTGAAAGAGCTGTACGCCAAGAAGGTGGCGGCAGAGCTGGCGGCGCTGAAATCTGCCTACGAACAGAACACTGCCACGCTGGATGCCAGCCGTGCGCAGATCGAGCCGGTATACGACATTGCCCGGAACAGTGCGGCCAACCAGAACGCTTTGAGCCGGGGCGCGTTTCAGGAGATGGCGGTGGCAAACGGCCTGAACACCGGCACCACCGGACAGGCGGCGCTGGCACAGGACGTTGTGCTTCAGCAGAACCTCTCTCAGATCGACCGGGAGCAGGCGGAAAAGACGGCGGCGATCGACCTCCAGCGGAGCCAGCTTGACACGGAGTACCGGAACGCCATTGCCAAGGCAGAGGCCACAGGAGACGCGGAGCTGGCAAACGCCCTGTATGAGGAATACGTCCGGCAGCAGAATCTCTACGCCAAGTACGGCGGGCAGACCGGCGGCTCCGGCTCCGGTTCTTCCGGCGGCAACACCGTTGTAAAGCCGACGCTAACCGCCAGTCAGGTGCAGTCTGCCCTGAAAAACGGTATCGTGACGGATGACGTGATCTCCGCCTTTGATTATTACTATGGGCAGGGGGCCTACGATTCCCTGTACGGCACCGGCAGGTTGACGGCGGGGACAACCGGCACTGCCAAAACCGGCAGCAGCACCGGCAAAAAGAAGGGAAGCTATTCCAACGGTTCCCTGACCAATCAGCAGGTGAAGCAGCTCCAGAAATACTACGGCGTGTCTCAGGACGGCAAGTGGGGGGCCAACTCCAAGAAGGCCGCGGGCGGCCTGACGGCTGATCAGGCGTGGGCGAAGTATCAGGGCGGCGGCAGCAGCGGCGGCAAGTATGAAAACGTCGGCAACCTTGCTGCATGGGCGTCCGGCCTGAATACGGACCTGAAGAACGGCAACACCGAAAAGGTGGGCCGGTGGCTGGATAACAACTGGTCTAAGCTGACGGCAGAGCAGCAGCGTCGAATCAACGCAGAAGTTTTGAAGCCTTACGGCATTGTTTACAAGGGGTGACAGTATGGGTAAGCTGGTGTATATCAAAACCGGGCAGGCTGTGAACGGCGGGCAGAGCGCTCCATCATCCGGTCGGGGTCTGATGCACTTAGACGGTACGCCGGTCGAGCGAAAGAGTGGGACCCAACCCGCCAAGGCCAAGGAGACGAAGGCCGTTACGCCTTCTGCCTCCCCCCGGCCTATGGAGAACGCCAGCACCGGGAACAGCCGACCCAACAGCCGCCTGCTGGCAGACGTGCGGACCGGCGGCACCACGCCCCCCTCTCTGGATAACGGGCGGACGGGGAAGGTAATTTCCGGTGCGGTGAAGTCCGTCGGCTCCGCCTATACAAATCTGGGCGGTGTGCTGGCAGAGGGGGCCGGAAAGCTGAATACCCGCATTGCCAACCAGAACGCCGGGGATTCCCTGCAAAGCGACCATGACGCGGTGAAGCGGTATGAGAAGATGCTCCGGGACGTGAAGTGGGCCAACGGCAAGGCCATGACGGCGGCGGACGTGAAGCAGGTGCAGGGCTACCTTGCCAGCGCCAAACGCCGCATCGCGGCCCACGAGGGCTACACCAAGGCGGTGGAGCGGTCCGACAAGGCGGTGGCGGACAAGGCGTATCAGAAGGCGGACCGTCTGTCCCAAAGCTCCGCTGCGGATGTGGCACAGGCCAAGGAAGGGCTGGGGCCGGTGGGCCAATTCGCCGTGGATCTGGGCGTTCAGGGTGTACAGATGGCGGGAGACGTGGCGGCCAGCGCCGTGATCCCCGGAGCCGGTCTTGCCCTGATGACGGCCCGTTCCGCCGGAAGCAGCGCCCAACAGGCCAGACAGGCCGGGGCCACCTATGGCCAGCAGCTTGCCTACGGACTGGGAAGCGGCGCTCTGAGCCTTGCCACGGAGAAGATCAGCAACGTGGCAGGCCCCTTCAAGAAGGCGTTCGGCGCGGGTCTTGCTGATAAGGCGGCTGGCAAATTGATCGCAAAATTTGGAGAGAGTACAGCCGCTCAGATCATGAGCAGTTTAGCCAAGCGGCCAGCGGGTAAATTGGCCCTCTCCATGATCTCCGAGGGCGGAGAAGAATTTCTGGAAGATGTTGTCCAACCCATTTTGCAGCGGGCCACCTATGACCCCTCCGCCAAGTTTGATTGGGGCGATGCGCTGTATGACGCGGCGGTGGGCGCTGCTATGGGCGGTATCGGCGCTGGCGCTGACGTTATCCGGCAGCGTGGAAACGGTCAGGCGGACGCACAGCCCACGCAGGAGGTGCGCCCAGAGGTACGGGATGGTATTGATACCCCCACCCCCGCAAACGCCGCAGAGAGCACGCAAAACGCCGCCCCCGGTGTGGATACGGCGGGCAGGCTGACGAGCACGGACAATATGTTGCGGTATCGAAGCGATATTGACAAGGTTTTTTCGGGAGACTATCCAAGCGGCAAATTGCTGTCTGTTGGGGACACGCCGGAGCTTTTGACCCGTTACGGGGCAAACCCGCTTCCGATGACAATGACGCAAGATGCAGCTTATAAAATCGCATACCCGGAAGGGTATATGGGCGGCAAACATAATTTGGGTATGTCTGTTCTAAAGCAGCTCCCCTATCAAATCGAAAACCCAGTTGCGATTTTAAAGTCGAACACACAGCCAAGCAGCATTGTGTTGCTGACCGCGTGGAAAGACGGCGACAAGAGCATTATTGTCCCGCTGCATCTAGACAAGCAGGGAGCAATCAGTGTGGAAAATAGAATTGCCAGCGCTTACCAGACAGGCCACATGCAAAGCTATCTTGGAGAAGCAGACAGCAATGTGCTCTACACAAAAAACAACGAGGACGTCCATCAGCTTCTTTCCAATGGGGTACAATTCCCCAAGGCGATGGCTGATGACATCCTCGCTAAGAACAATATATCACAGGCAGAAGCAAAAAGCAACCGGGATATTCTCTCTGAGATTCTGTTTGGGAAGAAACGGGCGGATATGAATGCCATGACGCCGGAGCAGCAAAGCGCCATATATCAGGCCAATGAAGCCGGAACCGTTGGCATGGACGCCACCGGCAAGGTGTTCCAGATCGACCCGGAGCAGCACATCGACCGGCGGCGGATGGAGACGGTGGGCGGCAGAGACGTAAACGCCTTCCAGTTCGACCACCCGGAGCTGCACCGCTATTATCAGGAAGCGGCCAACGCCCTGATCGCGGATGCAGACCTCTCCCTCCAGCAGCCCATGAGCCGCCGTTACGAGCGGACCATGGAGGGCAACGCCGTCCAGCAGGCGGCGCAGACCTCGCCCCACCTGCGTCAGGCCATGGATGAAACCGGGCTTTCCCGTGACGCCATCATCGACGCAGCCCAGCGGATCATCACCGATCAGGGGCAGGAGAACGTGGCGGCGGCCAAGCGGGTGGAGTTGATTCTGGACGATATGCTCTCTAACGGCTATACCACCATGACCGGCGAACAGGTGGGACCCAACAGCGGGTATCTCACCGCCAAGCAGAGCATTTTGGGCGCGGGTGAGACGCAGGCCAGAGGGCACGGGCTGGATGGGATTGACGGCTATGACGGCCTCGGCAACGCAGACGCCGGGACGGTGAACACGCCCTTTGATGCCATGCAGGCCAAGAGTGATGAGTTTTACCCGGTCAATCCCAACAGCGCAAAGCGGGTGCAGAATGACCAGCGGCGGGCATCCTCTGAGGTCCCCGTTGTGAACCCTGATACCGGGCGGAACGTGGAGAAAACGGTCTCTACCATTCTGAACAGCCCCCTGACCTCCCCGGAAATGGCGACCGTGTATGAAAACGCCATTGCAGGCGGCGCGTTCGATTATGACGTGGTGACGGACCGGAGCGCCGTACAGCAGGCACAGACCAAGATCGCGCGGGACGGCTGGCGCGAGGTGGCGAACAGTTTCATTGCCAAGGCGGAGCTGGGTCAGCGGATCACCAAGGCAGACACCGCCGAGGCTATCAGCGCCTACAACCTTGCCATTTCCGAAAAAGACCACAAGGCCGCTTTTGAGCTGGCAACGGCCATTGCGAACGCGGCCCATGACAGCGCACAGATGGTGCAGGCCATGAACCTGATGAACCGGTTGACGCCGGAGGGCCGTCTGCTGACGCTGCGGCGGCTGGTAGACCGGATGAATGACCGGGCGGCGCGGCAGAACCGGACGCCTCGGCAGAGTACCCCCAACAGCGGAGACGTAGAAAGCGCACGGGTGGACTACATCGACAAGGTGACAGGCTTCACCCTCTCTGACGAGCTGGCCACCAACTACCTGATGGCAGAGACGGACGCGGAGCGGGCGGCGGCGTGGGACGCCATCACCACCTCCATTGCAGACCAGATCCCCAGAACGTTCCGGGAGAAGGCCAATTTCTGGCGGTATACCTCCATGCTGACCAACCCAACCACCCACATCCGCAACATCATGGGCAACGCCATTCAGATGGGTGCGCGAAAGATCAAGAACGGCATCGGAACCGCAATCGAGCGGGCGGTCATCAAGGATCCCTCTCAGCGGACAAAGGCCGTGAATGTTGACAAGGATCTGAAAGCCTTTGCCAAGGGCCAGTATGAGACGGACCAGAGCGCAGCCATGGGCAGCGGGAAGTATTCCGACGCCACGGCGGCAGGTATTGAGCGTGAGATCCAGAGCAAGCGGAAAATGTTCAAGGGGGAGGACGTTCTCTCCCGTGCCGTGCAGGGCATCGGAGACCTGAACAGCCGCGCCCTTGATTATGAGGATGTGATTTTCAACCGGAACGCCTATGTGGACAGCTTCGCCCAAGCACTGCAAGCCAAGGGCGTGACGGCGGCAGAGGCCCACGCGGGCACCAGAGCCGCAGACGTGGAGGCGGCACGGGCCTACGCCATTGAGGAAGCGCAGAAGGCCACTTACCGCAACACCACGGCGCTTTCTGAGGCGCTGTCCAAGATGGGGCGGTATCAGGGGGATGACCCGGTATTAAAGGTCGCATCCTTTGCGGCAGACGCCTTCCTCCCCTTCCGCAAGACCCCGGCCAACATCCTGACCACGGGCCTTGATTACAGCCCTGTTGGGCTGGCCAAGGGCATTAAGGAAGCCATGGTGGACGTGAAATCCGGGAAATGCACGGCGGCGGATGCCGTGGATTCCCTTGCATCCGGTCTCACCGGCACCGGGATTCTGGCGCTGGGCGCTTATCTGGCGGCAGAGGGACTGCTCCACGTGCGGGCCGGTGACGATGATAAGGAAGAAGATTTTGAAAAGGCCATGGGGGGGCAGGACTATGCTATTCAGATCGGGGACAAGTCCTATACATTGGACTGGGCGCTTCCGGCAGCAATGCCGCTGTTTGCAGGGGCCTCCCTCGAAAAGTCTTTGGAGAAAGGCGGCAATACATTTGATGCTTTCGCAGATGCCATCAAGAATATCAGCAGCGTTGTTTGGGAAACCTCTATGCTGTCCGCCCTGAATGATCTGGTCTCCTATTGGAGTTATGCGGATGATCCGGGGGCATATCTTATCAGCAAGGCGGCCAGCAGCTACGCCGGACAGTATATCCCCACCATCGGCAGCAAGGTCGCCTCCGTATTTGATGATACGGCGCGCAAAAGCTATGTGGAAGAGGGTTCCGGGCAGGTAGCCTCTGACGTGAACTATTTCTTGCAGGGGGCGGCGAAGAAGGTCCCCGGCGCACGGAATCAGCTTCAGCCTCTCGTGGACATGTGGGGCAATGAGGTCTCCAACGGCTCCGCGCCGGAGCGGGTGTTCCAGTCCTTCCTTTCCCCCGGCTTCCTGAAAGCGCAGGACAACAGCCCCGCCACGCAGGAGATCCGGCGGCTGGCAAAGGCCACCGGGGAAAGCGCCGTTTATCCGGCGGCGGCGGAGAAGTCCTTCATGGTCAACGGAGAGACCAAATACCTGACGGGTGAAGAATATACCAAATACGCCAAGGCCATGGGCCAGACGCGGAAGGAGCTGGTGGAGGCAGCGGTGAAGCTGCCCGCCTACAAGTCCATGAGCGACAGTGAAAAGGCGGACTACATCCAGAACGTTTACAAGTACGCCAGAGAGACGGCCCGCCAGCAGGTTGACCCCAAGTATGAACCCAGTGACAAGTGGATTGAGAACGCCAAAACGTCCAAGCGGGACATCGGCGTATCCACCGGGGAATTTCTGGCCCTGTATCAGAAGTACGGCAGCGAGAAAATGAGCGGGAAAGCCTACGAGAAGGTAAAGCAGGCGCATGATGCCGGACTTTCCCCCAAGGAGTATTTCTCCCTGAAGGACAAGGCCGATGCAGACGGCAACGGCAAGGTCAGCAAGGCGGAGGCCAGCGCCGCCCTTGCCGGTCAGGAGAACCGGGCGGACCTGTGGAGCCTGCTGTGCACCACTGGAGCCAAGAACCCCTATAAGTAAGAAAACACCCTCGCCGATTGGCGGGGGTGTTTTGTTTGGGGTTTACATCATGGACAGGAGCGATTTCACATGGGCGGTGCGGTCCAGCATCCGCTCATGCTCCCAGTCCCAGACGGCTTTCTCGGCCTCCGTAGGATGGAGACCGGCGTCCTTCGCCTTTTCGATATGGCGGATGGCCATTTCATGAAGCCGGTTGGCATGGCCCAGCTCCTGACGGCTGAGGTCGGCGTAGGTGCTGGCGTCCTCCGGGTCCTCCCCGGCGTGCTTGACGGCCTCCCGGGCGTACTTCTCGGCATCGTCCAGCTCCTCCCGGATCTGCTCTGCCAAGTGTTTGATCTCGTTCATACGATCCTCCTAACTCTGCTTGATGAGGGTGTAGAGCTTATCCACATCCGTTTCATTCAGCGTGACGTTCCCGATCAGGGGGATATTGGTGGTGACGGGGCCTTTGGCGGCTTCGGTTTTCAGGCAGGTGTAGATCTTGTCAATATCTACGTTCCCCGCCTCGTCAAAGACGCCGAGGGCCTTTACGGCGGGATGCTCCCGGAGGGCGGAAAGGCTGGCGTCCAGATTGCCCAGGGCCATAGCAGCCCCGGCGCCGACCGCCCATTTCTGCCAGCCGGTGAGCTTGCCGGTAAATTCCTCATCCACATAGCGGGCAGCGCCCTGCTTGATCTGTTCCAATGTTACCATAGATTCCTCCAATGACGGGAGAGAGGGGCGCTATGCCCCTCTCTTCTTCCCTCTGCGCCTCTTAGCGACCGCAGTTGCAGTCGCAGGTGGAGACGGGGAGGGGGTTATAGGTGGACTGGGGCGTGGTGCCGGTGCCGGTGGTGATGTCCGCGACCATTTTGGGATAAAAGGTGGCGTTCGTGTAAGTGACAATGGTATTGTCAGCGCACTTCCGTTCGTCCCGCTCCCGGGAAATGGCCCCGCACAGCTCGTTCTTGCAGCAGTCCATACGCTCCTGCAACAGCTGGAAGCTGTCCTTGGTGGCCTGATTACTGATCGCCTGAGAAGCCAGCACACCCTGTACCTCGCCCAGCTTGCCGTCGATGTACTTATACATCTCCAGCATCTTCTGGTCCTGGTAGGTGTTGGCATCCCGCAGGGCAATGTCACTGCGGAGCTTGGCGTTCTCCTGCACCATGGACAGCTCGTAGCGGTTGACCGTGTGGTTCTCGCTGCATCCGGCCTCCGCCGCCATACCAGCGGCAAAGGGGATGACGCGATTGCCCAGCAGCATCCCGCCGAGACCGCCCAGAGAGTTTAGGACGCCCAGAGACAGACCGGCAATGCCGGTGCCGAGAGCAGTGCCTGCGACGCCCTTGCTTGCAAATTCAGCCATAGAGAGATTCCTCCTTCTCTAAAAATACACCCCCTGTTTCCGCGCGCAAAACAAGCGGTGCTCTATGGTTACCGTACCACAGGACACCGCTTGTCATGGTCTAAGGATGTTTTTTGTTTGGGCGGGAGATGCCTGCTTTATCCCGGATGGAGTGCAGGCAGGCGTTTACGGAGGAACGGGATAGGTACAGCTCTGCCGCCGCGTCCTCGATCGCCCAGCCACGGCGGCAAACCAGATTGAACACGCGCCGCTCCCGGTCGGTGAGATAACGGCACTGCTCCATTTTTTGGAGCTGCTGGACGGTGTATCGGTATTTCATATTGGGCCTCCTTTATGAAGTGCCCCTCCCCTTTTGATCTACCGATGCAGGTAGTCAGGACCCCTGCGCGTCTATCATGGCTAACAGCTTTTCCAGATCGTAAAAATTCCGCGGGTTCAGCCCGGTTTCCCGCTGAATGAGCCGAAAGCGGTAGCGGATGGAGTTATAGTGCAGGTAAACCGCGCCGCCGGTCTTTTTCATGCTCATGTTGTTCTCCGCATAGGTTTTCAGCAGTTTTTTGTCCCGATCCTCCATAGCTTACCTCCTTTTATTGCATTGGGCGGCTGGCAACTTTTCGATAGCAATTTTAGTTTCACACAACTTACGATACATTGCGTGTTCAAAGCCTTTGAATGGCTTAAACTGCTGAAATTCGTTCTCTAATTCGGTCAGCAGATTGACCACTTTATGTTTCTCGATGTACTCAGCCATCTTACTTTCCACCCAACAAGTACAGTTTCAGCCACAGTGGAATGTCGGCGGTTAAAATGCTTTTGAAATAAAACACGATAAACGCAATGCCAGCGGCTATAACCATCGTCCAAAAGGCTATCATCAACCAGTCTTTCAGCTTCATTCAGCACCTCCGTTCTTTCTCTCCGCGGCTGCAAAATTCGGCTGGTGCGACCTCCATGCCGCTCATTCGACAGGTGGGAATTCCTTTCCCATTGACGTTGACCGCGACGAGGTGCTTGCAGTCCTTGCAGCGCACCACCGGCACAGAAGCATCTTCCGTTAGAGCAAGATAGGCGAGAGCAAGGGGCCGACTATGATGCAATAGATCATCTTCGTCTATGTATTGTGCGATATGTTCGATGGTTGCAATAGCTTCTTGCTTTAGGTCGGCACCGCAGTTGAGATCATGCGTGTAGTGCATCAGTTTTTCTCTAAGCGTCATGGTCAGCACCTCCGTCCTTTCTCTCGCCGTAGATGTACTTATCCATGCTGCTTCGTCTCCTCCTGAGTCTGGTTGAGCAGCATGATTTCTTCCAAGGACAATTCGTTGCGAGCAACTGCCAGCA